GTCACCGGATTGTTTATAAATCTCATCGAGTAATATTTGAGCCTCCATCGCTTTAGTTATTTCTTCTTTTGTATCGGCCATCCCACTTTTAAGAGCTATCTCTTGGATGGTCGTCTTATCCAGTTGAACGCCTAAACCTTTTAAAGGTCTATACATACCAGTCAAAGCACTTTGCATTGCTATTGCTACATCCTCGGCGCTGTGAGTACCACTGTTAAAGTTCGCCAAAGCCCCGGTTACGTGCATAAATTCCCCGGTCATTTTAGTCGCCTCGTCTCTTGCAATTCCCATCGGTACCATTAAGTCCTGAATGCTTGACGCTAAACTTCTTGACTCAGCCTTTGTGGCCGGCGTCAATTCTCTAAATTTATCTAAAAATGCGTCGGCGTCATCGCTCATATTACCAAATACTGTATAAAATTTTGCCTCCGTTGCCTCGAGCTCCATCGCACTTTTAGCCATTCCGGCGAATGCTCCGGCTACTGGCAAAGTTACCATAGTTGTCATTTTTTTGCCAAATACCTGCATTTTTTCGCCGACCTTTTTCATTTTTGCGCTCACACGGTCTAAACTACGCAATGCGCCCGATTCGTCCGAGTTTATTTCAACTGACATTTTACCGACACTCATTATTTAACACCTTCTTCCTGCCTAAGATCTTTACCCCCTAAAAGTCTGTTAATCTTTTCAACTTCTTTTAACATATCTTCTTCGGTCATTTCCTTTTTCTCTTTAGGGATAAAATCATCTATTTTATATTTCTTATTTTTAGGTTTTGTCATTGAGAAATTAGCTATTGTAGCACATATTAAAGCCGTGTTTCTTTGGTCGGCCTCGCGCTTTGTTTTGTCTCTATCAACTTGCATGTCGAGATATTTATATAATTCCCTGGGTATCATACCCCAAAACTCGTCGGGCATTATACCAAAGTAATAAGCCACTTCCTCAGCTTGCTTTGCTATTTTAAGAAAGCAAGGACTTTCATCCTTGCCGTCTACTTCTTTTTTTTTGTTGATACACTCGTTTCCTCTTTGGAAATCGATTCAGCAAGGAGCTCCATCGAATCTTGCATCAACTTTGTAAAGTCGTTCCCCTCGTTTATATATTCCTGGATGAGTTCTCCGACTTGCTGTTTTGTCATGGTACCTTTTTGCCTTGCCAATCCTCCCCAAATTACAATCCTGGCCGTGTTCATTCCGATTCTCTTTTGACTCATCAACTCAGGTATTCCGAGTTGGGCCTCTTCTTCTATATCGCATATAGCGTTGAAATCATATCTTAACGTATATGTCTTATCCTTTACTTCGAATGTATATTCTCTCATTTAATCACTCCTAAGCTAATACCGGTTTCCCAGTTACTTTGATAGTAGCTGTGAAATCAATCTTGTCGTCATGAGGTGCGTCGGTTGAAAATGCTGTCACAAATCCGTCAAATGTCCAAGTTGCCAAAGCATTTGGGAATGCAATTTCCATCGGCACAGCTACCCCGTTGTCAATCAATGTTTGAAAGTGAAGTTGCGACGCGTCATTCTCAAAGTTCCCCTCAATCGTCACACTGCCACCGTCTTTTAATCCCGGCAAGAATTCCATATAGCCGTCCGGGCTGTCATGTGAGGTTACGTCAATCTCATTAACAGAAATTTCCGGGCCACTGATACTTGTTAATTCTGCAATAGCCTCCAAAACGTCTGCTATTGTAACACTAAAAGTTGTTCCAAAACCAAATTTTCCACTCATTAATTATTCCTCCTCAAATATAAATTCAAAATCTACAATGTTTTGATAAATCCCAGTTTCATTTTCATAAAGGTCGTTTTCGTTAACATTAAAAACTGTCTTTACATTAACGCCCTCCACCGTGCCGGTATAACTATCCAGGATGTCTTTAACGTTATCCCTTAATATTTCAGCACTGGCAAAAGTCTCGGCCCAACATGATATTTGAAATATCTCTCGACCGATTCCGTCTTTTCCCTGGTGGGTATATCCTTGACTATTTGCTATTTTATTATAGGTTGCAACGGGATAAACTTTCTCATGTCCATGAGGGATAACTTCAATCCCTGAGGCGTTCAATAAATTGGTTATAACTTTTCCTATCATTTAAACTTCCTCTCCAAATTCTTTAAGGCCTGCCTATGGAATTTATTTATTCTCTCACGGCTCATGTATAGGGCCGGTCTTAAAAATCCCTGAGGTGCTTTTTTAGAGTGTCCAAATTCTATATACGGCGCATATTCGACATTAGTTCCGACGAATCCTCTTATTCTTCCAAAATCTGGCGTCACTCTGTGCGTTATACTGCCTTTAAGATTCCCCGTGTCTACCGGTACAATCCTAATTGATTTGGCCTCAACCTCCATCGCTGACTTTTTCATTGCAAGCCATAATTCACTCTTTAATTCCTTTTTAGCCTGGCCCGTTTTATCTATAATAGTTACTTTTGTCTTTTTCATCTTATCACTTCCAAATCGACTTGGAGCCATCTATCAAAATTCATCGGGTTTCCTATAAAAATGATGTCATATTCAACACCGTCGTTCCCTCTGATTTTGTGGTCCACATCCATTTCGCCGTACTCATCAAAGCTACAATATAGTTTATGGGTACTTTCTTGGTGCCTTGCCCCTGAGACATACCTCTCATTTCCACTAAGAGGACGAATTCTACCCATTATAGCCTTTTTGACGGTATAGGCTACCTCATACTCGCCAAAATCATTCTGTGTCTTTGTGGGCTCTAATATTTCAATGCCTGCCTCATAGAATTTTTCTATATTCATTTAACTAACCACCTACAAATCTAAATTAGAATCTAAATCGAGATACATTTGTCTGTAAGGATTTAACCTTGACGCAAAAGCTGTTTTCCAGGTTGTGTCTCCTTTGCCGTCCGATGTATATTTAACTGAATAATCTCCGAGGCTTTCGCTGTCAATCCCTTTAACGCTATCGTTATAAAATGTCATTATGTCATCGTGTATATGAATTACGTTTTTAGGAATCTTTAATCCGTAAACATAAAAGTCGTCGGTTTCATCTTCTAAATCCCCTTCGACTTCCTCGGTTAAAAGCAACTGGCCCTGGGCTATATTGCTAATTTCATAAACGCCATCGCTCAACCTCGAGCCTTTAATCAGGATATACTGGCCTACCAAAAATTTATCAGGATTATCAACCGTTACTTTTTTAGATTCTATGTTGTGGCCCTCGTCTCTAAAGCTCACAAAGAAATTATTAATGTCTCGTAAAACTTCTTCTATCAATTTTAGTCACCTACTAACAAATCAAATAGCTCAGCTTTAAGATCTTTGCTGTTGTACTCGATTTCTTTTTTATCCAATTCTGCCATTATTTCCTTTTTAGTCATATCGTCGACGGTCAATTCTTCAACCTCGGCCTCGTTAGGCACTTCTGTATTTTCGTCAATTACTTCGCCGTCCTGATTTCTCAAAGTTTCGAGCTCTTTAATTCTCGCGTCGCACTCATGCTTTGCCTCATGTGTATGTAGTCTTTTCATTTCTTCACTATTAGTATAAAAGCCACACCTCGGGCAATTCCATTTAAACATTTGCTCATCCTCCTTTTATAAAAAAGAATAAAAGAGGTAGAAAACTACCTCTATATTTTTATTATCCCGAAGTTCCCCATGCTCTTGTAGCAAGTTTTTCTTCAAGAGTTTTGATTCCATATAAAATATCAAAGGATATCTCATTAGATTTACTGGACATTGTATAATCTCTTGTTACTCTTATACTCAATCCCTCAAAGTTTGCAACTGCGCCCTCAGCGCCTCCCATTGGCAATGCCATAGGTCTATTTACTAATGCGAACGCGTTTCTGTGGAATGCTAAGTTTCCTACATTTGACGCGCTTATAGTTACAACTGTGTCGGCCGGCAATACAACTTCTGTTGCCGGTGCTATCTTGACAGTTAAAGTTGCGTCGGCATTCGCTGTTGCCTCTTTTGTCGCTACATATTTATTTCCGTCGATGTTTAAGATATCTCCAACTAAAACCGTTCCAGTTAAAGTATCTGTGCTGGATGTTCCAAGTACAATCTCACTGGCTCCAACTGCAACCTCAGCATTAACTACGATGTCATCTGTTCCTGATACTGCTAAAGTTCCCTTTGTATGAGATACAATATTCTGACTCATAAAAGTGTTGAATCCCATCAATTTACCTAAACTTGCCTCTCTTAATGCCTGAGTAGTTCCTGATTTTTCAGCATTAACCACTGAGTCAAGTACCAGTAAATTACTTTCTGCGTCCGGGCTCAATACTAATCTTCTATTCATCATCGGCGCTTTATTTTTATTTAAAGTCTTTCTCGCATTTGCAAGGTCCGATAAAGTTGCCGGCTCGGTGCCTGCGTCTCCTGCATAATACGGAATAGTTTTATACTGATTTGCTAAATCTGCGTCAACTTTTTGAGCTATGGCCTGCATTGCTCCTTCTGCAACCTGAGCTCCAAAGTCCTGGATATTTAAAGTCAATTCCTTAGCTGATACCTCTACTGTGATATCTGCAATTTTGTTCAGGTAAACATCAACCTTGCCCTCTTTTATGTCCTGCTTACTTGTGCTACCATCGGCCACAAAATCCTTTGCCTCAAAAGTTGCCGGCTTTTTAACCTGGATTTTATCTCCATAGGACGCGTATTCATCGCTGTAATCTCTATGCACTAAGTTAGCGAATACGAGATTATTTCTCAGCCTCATTAAACTTTCTTTTGCTATCTGGTCTAACGTCAAATATTCGTTTGGCATTTATTCCATCTCCTTTATATTATAAATCCACTCGTTTACTTTCTCTCTCATTGAAGTATTGGGCATATTCCGATTCGTCCATTTCAGCCGGGCTCTTTTCTCCACCTTTGTTTTTATGTTCGTCCTTATCTTTGCTATTTTCTTTAGTCTCGATGAATAGGCCTGATTTTTCCTCTTTCATCTTTTTAAGTAAATCCTCGGCGTTCTTTAAAGTTTTATCGTCTCCAAGCTCGGCACTCTCAGAATATCTGTCAACTAATAAATCGATTGCGTCCTGGTGGGCTTTTCCAAACAATAACTCTTTCATCTGAGTTTTTGTGGATATCTTCTTAATATCCTCGGCCGTCTTTTCTTCAATCTCTTTATTCTTTTTTCTCAATTCTTCTAATTGACTCTCATACTCTTCAAGACTCTCGGCTTTCTTTCCCAATTCCTCGACTGTTTTCTTTTGCTCGTCAAGTTGCTGTTTGGTTAACTTATGCTCTTCTGTCAAATCATTAAACTTTGCCTTTGGTACGTAATATTCCGGCGCCTTTTTATTGATTTTGTCTACAACTTCGTCAACCTTTTTCTCGTCTTCCACATATTCCTTTATGATATCTTTTAAAAATTCCACTGATTAATCCTCCTTAACTTTTATAGAGTGTTACTCTGATTGGATTTGAGTTTATAGTTCTCCAACTGACTTTGCTTTATTTTACTATAAAATACGAATAATATCAAATATTTAGTCAATAATCTCCGTATATAAAGTACACCTACAATTAACTACTTCGCTTGCCTCTCCGTTTTGGTCGCCTGGGTACATTAAACCGTTGCTAAAAACCTCTTCAACTTCAATAGCTGTGCCGTCCAGGTTGGCGTGGGATTCTCGAGTATTGCCCCAAGGTGACGCGCTCCAAACCTTTTTAAGCTCTATGCCGTACTTATCTCGGGCCTCGGCTTGAACATCCACACGGGCCATGCCTTTAATCCCGGTCGTTTCGGTCCGTGCTATCTGTATAGCACTGTTAGCATTATCTTTAAGAGACTTCTCTATATTTTTGGCCGTCTCTTGAATAGATGAGCCCTGAACTACGCCCCGAGTTAAATCTCGCCTTATAGCCATTTTAATAGCTCGGGAATTATCCTCCAGAGCTATTTTAGTCATTGGCCTTATCGTCGAATTATAAATAACTTGCCTACTTGGCAAACTAAAAGACGTATTCATATTTGTAAAAGTATCGATGTTTTTAGCCGTTAATAGAAAGTTCGTATTATACACATCCGTTAGAAAGGACCTCATCTGTTGAGGTTTTCCTCTATTTAAAGAATTCAACTCGTCTCCGATTGTTAACCTCATGCTCTCGAGTCTTGTCACTCGGCGCTTGTGGTAGGTCGTCATTTTCGCCATACTTTCCTGAGTCAAGGATCCTTCGACGCCAAACTTTGAATAATACCTTTCAAGCTTTCTCTCGATTTCGTCCAAACTGGCCTGATAGGCTTTTTCAACCTTTTTAATATAAGCCCTTTCAAGAGCTCTCGTTTCCTGCTCGGCTTGGGCGTGTTTTATAATCATTTAAACGCCTCCTATTCGTCGACATTATCTGAGTTTATTTTAGAGTTTAAAACTACGTCTCCGGCCTCTTCTTTAAGTCTTTCCTGCTCTTGCTCTTCGTCAATATTATATGGCAATAGCTCTCGGATTGTTTTCTGTGATACTGGCCCTTGCATTTTTAGAATAGTTTCCGATTCTTCTTTTCTATTTATAATTAAACTACGACTCAATTCTATCTCAGGGTCAAAGCCCTTGCCGTCAACTTTATTTATAAAACTTATGAGTTTATATATGAATTTAACTACCTGATTCTCAAATTGGTCGGCCTTTAAATCCAGGTCGGCAAACATAGCTTGAACAACTACATTCGTGATACTGCCTCCGGATAATTCCGTAATATCTACCGACATTGAATTTTCGTATATATCTTTTTTTAATATCTTTAATAGAGTTTCTCTCGCATTAGTCGGGATTTCAAGCTGCTTAATATCGACTTCTCCGTCCTTTGAAATCGGCAATGTTTTAGCTTGGCGTATCTGACGCAATATTTTTTCTGCGTGTTTTAAATCTCCGGTATATCCTTTAAAGGTTATAAAGGCCTCTTGAAAATCATCGACGTTGTTTGCAAAATCTGACTTTATCACATCATAAATGTCAATATCCTCTTTAACTCGGTATAGGTCGCTGACTTGCTCTCGGTTGTTGTATAGAGGGATGAACGGCACTTCTCCAAATCCGTGCTCTTCTTCGCTCATCATTTTGCCGTTAAAATAGTTGGCTTTAGTATAATGCCCATATACGCCAATACGCTCGTACTCTTTTTCGTCGCTCTTCTTTTCAAATCTCGATACTGTATTTTTGTCAAATACCAATCTTACTGTCGTATCATCTAATATGAATTGCCTAACCATTTTATCAAGTCGTCCACGCTCATCATATATGGGACAAAGTTGCTCGGCCGGAATCATGGTAAACCTTAAAATCCCATCTTCTTTATAAGCATAGGCCCAGGCCTCAGATTTTTTACTCGTTTCAATCCCGAGCTCTTCCATAAAATCATCGAATGTGTATTCAAAATAATCATCTATACCGTCTTTCGTGTTGTCGTCTTTGAATACCACACCGTTACCGAGTAGATATGTTACTTTTTGGTCTATAATCTTTTTTAATATAGCCGACGCGCTCTTATAATTGGCCTGGAACGGATTTTCAACTGGACCTACGCCCTCTATATATACCTTTTTAGCTCTATTCTTGATTAAATCATTTCTTGCTACATAGTAATTTTCTCCGTAAATAAAATACTTAAACCTTTCGCTTTTCTGCCTTGACTCTATGCGCTTGTTTATATCCATTTAATTCTCCTTTCTACCAACCCCACTGGCCTGAGTCCACCATTTCTTCTTCAAATGCGTATCTTAAAGCGTCCATAATGTGATTGTTTTTGTCCAATGGCTTTGGTAATACGTTCCCGTCTTTATCTTCTCTATATTTATAAGTTGATAACTCATTTATAGTATCGACGCAATTTTCATCGACTATAATTCTGTATTTCTGTAACCATTTAATCCCGTGCTCTATACTGCCTTTGCCTTTTTTAGCTCCAATAGCATTAACGCCATATTTGCACACCTCGGCAATACTTCGAGGCTCCGAGCTGTCGCATGTAACTATTTCGCGCCCGATTATGTCTTTAACCTCTTTTGCAATGTCCTCGTTATGTGTTTCCCTATGCGCAAAATCTTGAACTATATAAATTTTCTTCCTGGCCTGGTCCAAGTGAGCTCTTACAAATGCTGTCGGGTCTGAGCTAAAGCCCCAGTCTAAACCATTATAGAAATTATCAAATCTTTCAACTTCTTTACTGAGGTCTGCTTTTTCCCAGTTGCTGTAAACTAAGTTTCCAAGACTGCCCCATTCTCCGAGACAATATATTTTATAATATTGGTAATCCTGCTCTTTCAAAGCTATTAATGTTTTAATATAAGCCTCATCCAAGAAAGCATTATCTTCGTATGTCGTCTTCAAAACGTAACTGTCATCGAGACCCACATCCACAAATACCCTCTTTAACCAGTGTAATTCTGATATCGGATTGAATGTTAAATATATTTGATAGCCGAGTTTATTCTTTCCTCTCATCCTGAGGTTTAACTGTCTGAAATCCTTTTCGCTTATCTCACTGGCCTCTTCGGCCCAAATCCTATTAATACCTTTTATCGATTTTAGTTTCTCGACATCATCCAGGCCGGATGTTATAACCCTGGCCCCGTTTAAGCAAGTAAAGCTCATATTAGTTTTATTTATTTTAAAGAAAGCGTCAAGATCGTTCTCCGATATAACCTCCTTAATCTCAGCGAATACAGATTCCTTTATACTTTTATTAGTTTTCCTGACGCATAATATTTTATAACGTCCATCGCTGAGCATGTCTAAGACTATTTTTTGAGCAACGACTTTTGACTTTCCACTTCCGGCGCCTCCGTATAAAACCTTATACCTGGCGTCGCTGATTAAAGCCTCTTTGTAAACTTTGTTCATTTGCATATTAACGTTAATCTCCGTCATTTGAATCAACCCAGTTCATATTGATATTTAAAGCTGTGCCCTCATGATTAAGGTCTTGCTTATCTGTCTGTCCGAGATATTGCTTTCCGAGCCAAACGAGCATTGTCGAGTTTCCTCCCTCAGCTACTTTAAATTGCCACCTCCTAAGGCTTGCCTTTCCTGGCGCGCTTTTTATTTTCCAAACCTCTTTAAACTGCTTTCCGTATTCTTCTTTGCAAAATCTCGTTATTGTTTTCTCGTCAACTTCCATGACTTCGCAAATTTCCTCTTTAGTACATTGTATTTTACATAGATTTTCAAATAGGTCCTTTTTAATCTCAACTTTCGGCCTGCCCGTGTCATTCTTCCCGTTAGGTTTCTTTCTATAGGTCTTTCCCATATTCACACCTCCTTTTAACTAAACGATTAAAGCGTGTTAACTTTAGTTATTTTACCATTTTTAAGATTTAGCTTTCTACGCTCGGTATGTAAAACATTGGATTCCATGAGTGCGTCGTATGCCTGCTGTTTCGTATAATCCTTTTTATGATTTAACATATTAAAAAAGAACTCAGCCTGCCCCTGGTCCGTTGCTAACTCTATTCCCATTCTGCAAACTACGTGTTGAAATGGGCTCGGTGCTCCTACTAATACATGTGGCGTTTGCTGTCTCAATTCATCAAACCATGCCTTTGTTTGTTTTATATCAATATAGTTATCTGGATTAATATTAAACCTTTCTCCATATAACGGCGTATAGTTTTGATATTGTAGGTTGTTAAACATTAGATGAATCATGCGCTTATTTGGATATTTGAATAATAAATCTCCGAGCTCTTTTATATATCTATGCCAATCTTCTAACGGCTCATATCCGGTAACGTGAAATAATCTAACCATGATATTATCTTTACTTATCTTTTGAACGAGTTTTGAAATGTCTTCTCGAGTGATAGGCTTACTCATTTTTTTTCGAACGTCCTCCGTTGCAAACTCGATTCCACACCTTACTAAACTGGCTTTTATTGGCATTTTTATAAAATCTTTAATTAGGACGTCTTTAGTCTTATTTCCATCCTCATAGCTGTATTCGTTTGATACTGTCATTAAGTGGATTTTATTTCTCTTTGCTATTTCCTGGGCCTGGCGAATATTCTGCCTCGTATTCTCAATATGTTTATGGGTCCAACTCGTATAGCAAAAGTTACATTTATTTTTACATCCAACGCCTCCCCAATAATAACAGTGTGTTTTTGTAACCTGAGCTATCGGTACCTTATCCCATTCTATTAAGGTGCTGGCCGTTAAGCCTTCCTCATCGTCTCCGGTAAAGCTGTGCTTGCTGTCGTATATCTCGGCCAATGATTTGAGCTTAGCAAACTCGAATATTTCTCCTACCCATACAGCGTCGCTGTAAAGTTTCGCGCTCCAATAGTTAAATGAGTACGCTCCACCAAAGATTAAGGGCTTACTCGTCTCTTTCCTGAGTCGTCTTAAATCCTTAATGTCAAGGACGTCACATCCTGAGAATAAAATCGCGTCGGCCTCTTTCTCAGTGTTTACTATTTCATGGCCGTATAATCTTAAAACCTTACTGACTACCGTGAAAGTTAAATATCTGGTCTTTGAGTTTTTAAACTGAGGGTAATAATATCTCAAAATAATTCTCCTTTCGTCAATAAGTCTGTCATGACTTCGCGAACGTGCTCTTTGTCAAGTTCTTTAGTTTTCATATATATTTCGCTTGGAATATCCTCGAGGTCTAATATGCAAGCCCCGATAACTATTCTTAACTTCGTGCCGTTTCCAATCTGACTGCCTCCGCCGTCTCCGTCTCCATCAAATGGCTCAAAGTCAATAGTGAAATCCACAAATCCAAAATCGCTCATACTAAAATCTTCCATGTTAAGATCTTTAAGCTCTTTAGATAACATGTCGTAATCCCATCTTGCAAACTCATTAGTTTTATTATCTGCAAGTCTAAAGGCTTTAGCCTGGGCCTCCGTTAAATCATCTGCAATAATACAAGGTACTTCATCCAGGCCAAGTTCTTTTGACGCTTTTAACCTGGTATGTCCGGCTATTATAACGCCTTTACTATCTACTACCATCGGTACTTTAAATCCAAACTCTTCAATACTTCTTTTAACTTTTTCTACGGCCTCATCGTTAACCCGTGGATTATTTGGGTACTCGGCCAAGTCGCTAATCTTTTTATATACTATATCCATAAATACCTCTTTTTTTATATTTTCGGATAAACTTCTTCTTGCTGTTTATTATACCTTATATCTCACATCATGTAAAACCTGCAAAATCTCTCTTATATATAGGGATTATTTTAATGTTTTGTGTGAGTGGTTTGAAAAGACTGTCGATGTCGCGAGACTTTTTAGGTATTTGTAAAATATTCTATGTCCTGAATAGCCTAATTACCATAAATAATGAAATAATATCGTTCGTTATTTATTAGGTTACAGTGATACCAGTATCTAAGATACCATAAATAATGATAATAACGTTTTTGGAGGGTAAAACACCTCCAGAGGTACCCCTTTTACTTTTTTCGTTATTCATTATTTATTTACTATATACCGCTGATAAATAACGTTTTTTTTCGCCTCTGAAAGCCCGGTTGCCCCAGTGCCTCCATCATCGACTTTGAATAATGATAAATAATCAACCCCCTTTTACCCCCCTGGAAAACGCTTTCATAAATAACGTTTTTTTTCTAAAAGCAAAGGCCGACACAACATTTGAACAAATATTCATCACTATATTTTATTCTGAGACATTACACAATATATCTTTAGTCGGCCCCTGCTCTTAAAACCTTGCTTTTAAATCACTCCGGCATCTATCTGAGTCAATATTGATTTCAAACCGTTCAAGTTATCTACCCATATTGAGACGGCTCCGACTTCTTTCCACTGCTCCAATCTCTTAGTTTGTAATCTTGTCGGTACCTGGCCCGGCACTTTAACCTCTATCTTTAAACTCCGGCCTCGATATACGCAATCGATGTCCGGCTCGCCATTATTTCCATAATATCCACCGTGGACCTTTACGGCCCGGCACTGGTCCAGGCCATTAAGATATTCAAGTATCTCGTTAACGATCTTAGTCTCCGGATTCATCTTCGACCTCCAATACCCATTTTAATATTTCGAGTCTTTCTTTAAGCGCGCGTTCCAATGTAGTCGACTGGTCTTTATCTGTCAATAATTCCTCGAGTCTCTTTATTCTGATTTTAACCCTTTCGATTATACGGCTTTCGCTTTCTTCTTCGACTTTTGGATATTGGTCCTCGTACTCATCCCTTAATTTATGTAGAACTTTATTTCCTTTAGTCTTACTCAGGCCACTATGCTTTTCATAAAAGGCTTGGAGAAATCCACGCTCCGGGTCGAACTGCTCATTATCTGTTGCTTTTACCAATGTTTTAGTATCATCATTCCATATAACCACCGTCATTGGTGGATTGTAATGCACTTTTTTATAAAGCTTTTTATCTGTTGCTTTCTTCACCCCACTACATTTTTGTAAAACTTTACATAGCTGACTTGGGTTTCCTGGCCCGTGTTTGAAGTCGGTCGTTACTGTGCAAGTGTGCCCTATTTCACTTAATGGCTTTTTAAAAGCCTCATTAGATTCCCTTATAAAATCTTTCATTATTTCGTGTTTCAATTCTTCAACTCGTTTTCTCATCATTCAGCCTCCTTATCTTTTTCTCCGAAATCCGTATCAACCTTAACTCTTATAGAATCAACCTCTTCAATTTCAAACTTTATATTTACCCTATAAGTTCCTACCGGTATGTTACCCATTAAGATTTCCTCTAACCCTACCGTATTATAACTGTTGTCTTCTGACGTTCCTATACTAACTCTATTATAATTTCTGTCTGCTACTTTTACTCTTACATTTTCCAAAGTTACTTTATGTCTTCTTTTCCCTGGCTTTTCCATTTGTAATACCTCCTTGTATTATTAGTTTACTCTACCATATACTGACGGCACGCTTAATCCTACCATCTTGCTTATCTGTCTATATCCTATACCCTTGGCCCTATACTCTTTAATTTCTTTTGTTAGAGATGACTCTTCGCCCCGTTGATTTATGATTCGCCCGGTATCATATAGGCAATAGGCCATTTCCGGTGTTATATACTTTTTTATATAAAATTCCGATTAGTAAACTGGCCCAATTTCTGTCTAACATTTTAGTCCTCCAAATTTCTCATTATTACAGCTGTATATATAAAACTTTCATATCTTCGATTTGGATTTGATATTGTCGCAATATCTATTTTTAATATCTCAGCTCCGTCATTTACAACTCTTGTTAACTCTTCATCGAATATTTCTTTTGTCTCGGCCCTAAATGTTACAACTTCTTTCATTGGTTTAACCTCCTTTTCTTTTCTCGTATATAACGATCTTTCCATATTTGAGCGTTTTTCTCATATTCTCGCACCTCGATGTTTTTAACCTTTTCCTGAGCGCTGACCTGAAAGCTCAGGTCCTCGACTTGTTCTTCTAACTTTTTCGTTTTTCGTACCTTTAAGTAGCTTGTGAAAACTGTTCCGATTAATAGCCCGATAAAAAATGCGTTAATGTTCGTCACTTCAAACCTCCTTTTCTATAATTTGCGCCCACATATAGGACATACATTAATCTTTTTTACAGCTGTTACACATGTGCCATTTGGAGAATATGTTTCGATTTTTAACTTATCTCCGTTTATTATTTCAGCGTATGCCTCTTCCTTGTTAATCCTCTCGTCTTCAACTTTGATTATAGACTTATTAAGTGAGCCTCGTTCGCAATATTCGCATTCGTCTTTTTCGCCGTCGTCTATTGTATAAAAGACTGTGTCTTTTAAAGCCTTTACATCGATGGTCGTGTTTTTATTGACTCTTGAAAGTTCCTGGTCTTTTACTCTTGCATAGATTTTTCCACTGGTAATTATTTCCTTTGTTAACTCTTCCGGTTTTACTTCTATTAGTTTTAAATCTCTCATTGTAACCCTCCTTATCTCACTGGACAAACGCCACTTTCGCAATCGTCGTCGTTCAAATCTCTATCGTTAACTATCACACTTTCCAGGCTCTCATAAACGCCCTCTTCTTTACATAGTTCGCAATCCCTCGTTTCTACTACATGGACCGTGTATTTCTCTTTATAATCTTCGCCGGTGACCTCCTTTATCTCTTTTAGATGCATTTTACATAGGTGGAATGTTAACTCTTTACCCATTTAACCTTTCTCCTTTCGTATTGTCCAGGAGGCTCGCGCCTCCCGAGTTGGATTATTTAAGTTCGCCTTTTGCTTTTAACACTTGCTTTTGAGTTTCTTCGAATGGTAGTTTTTCCTGCTCTTCGATTAGTTCCTTTGTGTCCTCGATGAATTCTTTCAGATTCATTGCGTGATATTTATAATCCCATTTCGTTGGATAATTTAGTGCTCTGCTGTAATTCTTTGATTTCATTGCCTTGTCTAAAACTTCTTGGTACCATTTGTAGTGATAATTTTCGTATAGGTTGTTTGTGTAGTATCTTACACCTCCGGTTATTCTATTATCTTCTACCAATTTGTCCAATCTGTCTCTTATTTCGTTCATGTATTCATTTATTAGATTATCTATTTCGCCTCTTATTTGTGCCTTTGTTGATTTTCTCATTTTGTTTTCGTATGCTCCCTTTTCTAAGTTAGTCATTTTTGTTTCCTCCCTTGGTTTGTTTTATTATCTCTTTCTCATCTTCTATAAATAGTATAACATATATGTTATGTATCGTCAAGGGATTCAACGATGTTTTTCAATTATTTTCTAACTTTTTCAAATAGGTATTCGATATAGTCTTTGTCCTTTTCCCAATCTACCGTTAATTCTGTCCAATTGTTCTTTTGACCCTCAGGGTCAACGCTCTTCATATATCTGCGTCTCATCTTTTCGGCCCATTTGCTGACCTTATCATCATCATATAATCTTTTATCAACTTTAAACTTCATCAGGTACGCCCTAAATTCGTCTCCGGTATAATTTTTCATCCTTTAATCCTCCTTTCCTACGCCCATCTAACACGGTTACTACTGTTAGTGTCGCATAGTACCAACTTCTCTCTTGCCCTCGTCATTCCTACATACATTGTCCTAATTACGCCGTCTCTTCCTGGACCTACCTTGTTATATTCTTTCATAGCCGAGAAACTTAAATCCGGGAATAGATATACGACGTCGGCCTCTCCACCTTTCACACTGTGAACGGTACCGATTTTGAGTTTGATATCCAGGTTGCCGTCTTTTATATCGTTATTTTTATATAAATTGATAGGTAGTTCAAACTGCTTTCTCTTGCTACTCAGCAAATTACTTTCAAACCATTTCAACATTGCCCTTTTATCATTTGATTTATCTAAAAAACTGTAATCTTCGAATATGCTGTCGAGAAATTCGATATCAACTTCGTCGTTATACCAACCGAGTTCCAAGATCGTTGGGTCCTTTTCTCTTAACTCATCTTTCCGGGCCTCTATCTCATCTATTTTATTTCTCAAATCTCTTTTAGCTCCACGCTTTAAAGCTTTACTACTCGAGACGAATTTTACCCAGTCGTTAAGTTCTGTATAGTTATACATTCTGTTATCCTCGAATACTTCACTGCATGGCCTGAGAAAGTTCGATACACTTCCAAAACTGCCTCCAAGTCTTATCGGATTCCAACGGCCATTCCTTTTTCTATACGGGTTGTGAAATGGTATCCCTCGATGTCTCAGCTCTTTGATTAAATCATCTAACATATATCCACATGTGCAAAGGACCATAACTTCTTTGTCATTTTCGATGTCTTTTTCAATGCTACTTATTAAGCTGTTTGGATTACTCAGTGTTAACGGCGCTCTTAAAAGTTCTCCGTCCTCATCCCGTGGCTTATATTCCTTTTCCTGCCTCTTACTTACTTGCTTTATCCATTTTTCGGCGTATTCCTGGACAGCCCTCGGCACTCGATAGCTTTGGCTTAAAATCCTCGTATTAGCCTCGCCCTCGAGCAAGCTTGACGGCGTCGCTCCAATCCATCCGTATAGTAATTGGTCGTCGTCTCCACTGAAAACGATGTGCTCCATATGTTGGCCCCATTGCCTTATTACCGCAAATTCCAGTGGCGTAAAATCCTGGGCCTCGTCGAAAAATCCAACCTTTGGATTGCTTGGCGCTACGTCCACATCAAGGGCGCGCTCTATCATGTCGGTAAAATCTATTATGCCATAGGCCTTTTTAAATTTTTCCCAAGCTGTATCGAAAGCCCTCAGGTTTCGCCTCCATTTGCTCCGTGGTACCATCTTAGCCCTTAGAACGTTAACCTCATGTAGTAGATAGTCGCCCATTGAATCTATTGTCTCAAATACCTCGGCTTTATCCTCTATACTTATATTGAATGTCGTGCCGGTTATTCTAAAAGCCGGATGTTGCTTGTTGAACGCCTTTATGTCCTCAGGTGTTAAAACCTTCGGTCGGCCTATTGCTCTATAACAATGACTATGCAGCGTGCCAATTTGTCCGCGCATTCCTGAGCTACGGCCCGCCAATTCCGTCGCGGCCGTCTTTGTGAAACTTGCTACCATAACATCATTCGGGTTATATTTCTTTAGCGCGTTGCTTATCTGTCGCGTTAAATACGTTGTTTTTCCCGTTCCCGGTGGGTCAACCGAATACCCTAGTCTCATTTATGGTATTCATTTCGAACCACCTCCTTTGTTAAACTTATTATCTTCATTTATTTGCCTCCTAATCTAGGTTATAATCTTCTCTTTTAAGTACCCATACATTCCTGGTCGTTCGACCGTTGGATGTTGTTATATTTATTTGTTTTGACTCGGCTCCAATTTCCTTTATGCGCCTTGCCAACTTTTTATTACTGATACTTTCCATCGCGTTTACTTTTAACCATTTCCTTAGATTTTGTAGGAATAGGTGTACTTTATTTTCATATTCAAATGGTGACTTTCTGACGAGCATTTCGTCAACTTCTTCTTCATTATGTTTATCTGTTAGTGTGAAAAGATAGTTTTCGTCGATATAGTCATTTATCCAAATTCTCGTTTGACCTTTCTCCGTGGCCTCCTGGCCCAATTCTATTTCCACACATGCCCTCAATAGTGACTGCGCAATATTATCCCATTGGTCGCGCTTTATTCTTGGTAAATATTTCCCGGTCGTACTTGCTAAATGATTCCTGAGTTTCCCTTGCTGTATCAAGTTCTCCACTGTACCGACGTTAACGTCTCCATTTTCTGTAAATATTTTATATGTCGGTGGCTCGGCCATGTATTTAACTATCTGTATTATTTTTATCTCAAATACCGATGATATTATTTCGAGCAAACTGTCTCTTTTATCATTAGTCATTAAATCATTGTTACCCGTTACCTCATCTTGCTTGAATTCATCCAATTTTTGGTCGGCCATATATTTTTCGGCGTTGGCTATTGCAATCCCGATTGTCCTTTTATAGTAATCTTGCCTCAGTTTTAAGTCGTCGTTGTGTTTTCTCCTGGACGCAATTATTAGGTTTGCAATTTCCTGCTCGGTCCATTGGGCCATTGCTGAATAATTCGCAAGGCTCAAATCGTAACTACTTGCCGATTGGTCCTGAAGATCTTTCCTCGTTCTTTCCCAACTGGCTTGGAATCTATCCTCAATACTCAGTAGGGCTTGAAATTTTTCGAATGGTGGCTCAGCCCTCGGGTCTAATTTTAAATCATCTTCAACTATATTCTGATTGTAGTCTACTTCATTACGGTCAAAATCTTCGATGGCCGGTAATAGGTCTTCAAAGTCGCTTACTGCGTATCTCTTCATATAGTCACTATCGATAACTTTTACCGGTACCGGCGTTCCTTTTGCATTTATAGTTCCCGGCACTCTTAAAACTCGGTCTAAATTATACACGCTGTCGACATCCCAACCCTTAGGGTTTCCACTTTTTTTGCCTATTCTTTTCGCGCTACCTTTTAGAAAGTAGTTCAACCTTTTACTCAAATTCTCAGCACTGCGTCTTTCGTCCTCATCTTCAAATATCCAAGGCTCTTTGAATAGCCACCAGGCTTGCAACCCGTGCCCTGAGTGAACGACTACCGTTGGCGAATGAGGTAAAGTCTTCAATATGCTCATTGCCTCGCTGACATTTTTAGGTAGGTTTGCCTTGCTGTGGGCCTCGTCGTCTTTGATATCCACATCGGCATAAAGGCCTATTAAACCTTGTATTTCGTTTTGTCGGCACCTACGCCCTCGGCCGTAATCTTTGCCGCTCAATCCACCTCCACAGTAGATATTAATGTTATCCTTTCGGTACTCGTCTATTAATTCGACTGCTTTTTGAGGGCTCTTAAACCAGTGGGATGTTTTCGTTTTACTGCCGTCAAATAACCATATGAGAAAATATTTGTCTTCCGGAATGTTCTCATATAAATTTTCAATAAATTTCTTCATACTTGCCCCCTGATAGAGTGATTAGAGACGAGGGTTTGAATCTCGTCTCTTTGTCATAAGTTCTATTCTTCATCTGCCTCAGAATATGCCTCGCCGGTTACTTCAAAGTTTTGCAATACTGGTAATATTGATTCTCTGTATTCGCTCAGTGTTTTAATATCTCCCGGTGTTAAATCTCCGGCCCATTCCATTTTTACCTGCATGTATTCTATTCCACCTTGAGATTTTGCTTTCTCGAGTTTTAATTTTGTAGATACTTTCCAGTATACTTTGCCCTTGCTTGCAAGCTGTAATAGATATTTTTTAGCATTTCCCAAACTTGTCGGCGGTAAACTTATTACTAATGGTAGCATATTATCTTCCGTGATTATAAATAGTGTCTTTAAGTTTTTACATGCTTTGCCGACGCCGTCCTTATCACTGCCCCACTGATTAAATATACATGTTGAACAGTCTCCGCCAGGGTCGCCAACGCCGTGCTTTCCGTCTTTAGCCGAGCATGTTGGAGGGATTTTATCTCCGGTATACTCATCGGCCCAGTATGCGTTTTGATTCTGTTGAAAGATGATTGTACCCGTTACTTCTTTTTCGTATTCATCTTCGCCCAGGGATGGCACTTGAAATGTTCCTCCGGCTCCGGCCGGTATTTTTATTCGCTGTAAATCTTGCTCACTTAACGTGTCTCCGGATAAGTTTTCCTCCACGCTTTCCATAAAATCTTTGATTTCGATGTTACCTATTGCATAGTTTTTTAATACCTCTAATTCATTTTTCTTAGTCATTCTTGTTTCCTCCTTGGTTTAATATTCTTTTTAAGATATCCTCGATAGTTGACGCTAACTCTTTGTTTGCCTCGACTGCTCCAAATTCTATTAGGTTTAGTAGAAGATCTTTCGAGGCTAATCTTGCCGGCGCACTTAGTGTTAGGTATCTGAGTATGAAATCGCTTATTATCTTCAACTCATCTACGTTTTTCATGCCGTGCATGTCTTTAAGCTCTTCCTCTATGGCGTCGTCTATTTTATCAATGCGTCTTTCTAATGTATTCTTTCTTTGTTCTCGGTCCATGCTTGCAAACTCTTTCAGATTTTCGTCCATTATGTTACCGACTCTTTGAAGTTTTCCCATTTCTTCTTTATCTATGAATGATTTCATTTAACACCTCCTAACTCGACCTATGGCCGATGGTAAATTTTTCACTGATATTAAGTATCTCTGTCCACTCGGGCAATTCTTCAAGCGTCTTTTGCTCCGTCTGTTCTAACATTTCTCGCACCAGTGCGCTCAGGCTGTGAGTGTTAACTTTCTCTTCGACCAAATCAGCGTGGCCGTTTTCGATTAGTACCTTTAATTCTTCGTCGGTCTTTGCACTGGCCCACACCTGAGACTTAGGATATAATGTTAGCCCGTTGACTTTGATGTTGTCAATCCCGTTTTCTGCAAAGTATTCCAGGACCTCTTCTTCAATCTCTTTCATTTCTTGCTTGACCTTGTTTAACTCAGCGTTGAGCCTTGTCTTTTCCTTAGTGAGTTCGGCGTACTTCTTTAATACTTTCATGCGTTAATCCTCCTTTCTTAATTCATTCCATCTTATTAAATCCTCCGAAAGCTCTTCTACGTCACAGCTAAAAACTTTTGCTATTGCTAAAAGCTTGTCATAGGTTGGTTTGCTACCGTGTTCCCAATGGTATATAGCTTGGGATGTCGTATCTATTTGGTCGGCTAAATCTCTCATCGAGATTTTTCTTGCTACTCTTAATTGTTTTATAGGATTCATCATCATTTCTTTATTTTTCTTGCTTGCTTTTCTCATTTCCTCGGCCTCCTTTCTTTCTTATTTATCATACTATAAGTATAACATATCTTTTACAGTTTGTAAAGCTATTGTATGAAATTATCGAGGACATCCTCAACTATTTTCTTTTTACTGTCCAATGCTTTGTAAATTTTCTCATCGACTGTGTTCTTTGCTATCACGTGGATATAAGTTACATTACTTTCCTGGCCCGGTCTGTGAATCCTTGCTAAACTTTGCTCATAGTCTCCGAGGCTAAAGCCCAGGCTATAATATATACAGTATTTGGCCCTTGTTAAATCCACGCCGACACCTCCGGCCTGAACTTGAACTACTATCGAGTTATATTCTCCGTTTTTCCATTCCCTCAGTTTGTTTTCATTGCCCGATAACTCGGCCACTGTTCGGCCCTCGAGGCTTAAAACTCTTTTTACCTTTTCGATGTCGTATCTAAATCTGCAAAATACGATTAACGGCTCGTCCTTGTCTATGTCTTGAATAGTCTCTTTAAATACGTCCAGCTTTTCATTTCCTAGGGTTACAAGTTCGCCCTCGTTCTCAGTCGGCATGTAGCCACTTGCAATTTGCTGTAATCTCAGTAGCTTTGAAAGTGCGTTGTTTGCTACTAATTCGCCCTTTTCAACTTGTACTATTAAATCTCTTTCCATTTGTTTATAAGCTTTTAATGTTTCTCCGGATAACTCGGCGTACCTTTTTACATGCGTTACGTCCGGTAAATCCAGTACGTCACTTCCGGCCCTATATGTTAACCCATACATTTTGTGTTGCAACTCATCTTGGTTTTGGTAGCCCTTAACTTCGTAACCTCCGTAACCTCCCATGACTGCATATTGCCTTTGAAATTTTGTCCAGTAGCGCCCAAATACATTCTCGTTTAAAAATCTCATCTGTCCAAATATATCCAATGGGCTGTTAGGCATTGGCGTACCAGTTAAGCATATTTTCTTATTGATCGTTGGTAGCTTGCTATATTTATACATAGCCTTTGAAGTTGCTGACTTATGACTTTTAATTCTGTGCGACTCGTCGCAAATTATCGTATCGATTTTAGCCTCATCCATGAAAGCCTTGAAATGCTTTCTAAAGACTATTTCATAGTTACATACATATATACCCTTTAAGCCTCTTTGCTCAGCAAGTTTATAGTTTTTTAGGGCTCTCTTTGTACGTTGGGCCACTGTACCCTTCTTATTATCTTCGATTTGGTACCCGTCGCTGACTGTATGCTTTTCAAATTCCTCGCGCCACACATCGACAACTGAGTTAGGGCATACTATTAATATTCTTTTCATATCGTCATTATTCATTATCGTATCGATTGTAACCTTACTTTTACCGGTACCCATACCCATATATAATAGCACACTATCTTTGTTTGCTAAATAGTGATAGGCTTGTAACTGATGTTCCCATGCGTCAAATTTCGTCTCGTTAGGCTGTTCCAGGTCGGTTTTAGTTTTTATTTTCTGTACTTCATGCTCTCGGTCCTTTTCTTTTATTAGTGGCGTTAAATCGTCGTTAATCTCTAATGTGTAATCTTTGTACTGAGAAAATTCTTTCTGTATATTCTTCAATCCCTCCACATTCTTAGGGATGGTCCAAATCTTATCTTTTTTATTCCATTTTGCATTTGGTATATTCTTTACAGCTTTAACCATCTTTCGGTCATATTCAAACTCAATCTTTATTTCATTATCCAGGGCGCCGATTGATATAATCTTATCATCCTGGCCCGTTTTGTAAACATCTTCATATAACTTCATCGATGGCTTTAAAGCTTTCTGTTCTTCAAGCGTTAATCTTCCGATATCCGCATATCCAAGGTGACTCCTCGGAACCCAACCCTCGTATAATGTCTTTTTAGCGACGTACTTTCTAAGTTTTTCCAGGTCCTCGAGGTTTAAATCTCTCGGTATTCCCAATTTATCTGAGCACTCAGGGCCATAGCCGACGGCTCTTGAAATCTCGTTTTTAATCTCGCGCCCACACCTGAGGCAATGCTCAGATTCTTTTATTACGGCAAAGGCTTTTATCTTAAAGGCCTTATCTGTTTCGACTGATATTTCTCCTATTAGTGTTGGACTTTTAAAGTTGTTCTTTTTCATTATCCACTGTGATACTGTAAATTCTTTCATTATGATTTCCTCCTTTTGTCTACTTCCAATGTGAATGTATAATGTTCGTTTTTATCAATTTTTATCTTTAACCATCCAGGTTTCCAACCGTCCTCTTTTGCAAGCTCTTCGTTATCTGTTATACCTCCGGGCTCCGTCAACCTTTTAACATTTATATTTTTATCTACAAATCTTGCAACCCTATCGTATGGGGATATAACTCTTAATCTTTGACCGTTAAATGTCGCTGTTGTAAAGTTGCTGAGTGGCCTACCCTCTAAGTCGTGTACTCTTAAAACTTCGCTTATTAGTCGGTATACTGTCCGGCTGTCTCCTTTGTAAAATACTTTCTTTCTATATCTCGTTATCCCCGTTAAGCTACTGTGACCGTGGAAATATTCTTCTCCAACTTTTAACATTCAGCAACCCTCCTTTCTACCTCTTCGATTTTCCCCTCATGCAGGGCCCGTTCTATCTCGTCGAATGTTGCAAAGTATGATTTTTCCCAGGTACCGGCTATTAAAACCTCTATATCTCGAGTCTTTAAATTTATCCTATATTTAACTCTATCATCGAAATATTCATCTTCAAGATTCCCTTTTCTCACAAATCTGTAATATTTATATCTTGGCTTTGACTTTTTAAGCCATCCGTCGATTATCCAATATTTGGTTGCGTATGCTATCATGGCTATCAATGTTACCATTAGTAGTAAATCTAATCCGTTAAATTGCATTTGCATTCTCACTGTGGACCTCCTTTAAGATCTTTACTGGTATTTCGCTTTTCCAATCTACTTTTACAACTTTTCTTTTATTACATTCGATACATGGCGCTGAGCTATCGCTTGACGCTGAATATTGGAGTTTTCCACATGCCATACACTTAAATTTATTCATTGATAATACCTCCTACGTATTATTAATATCTTTCTCTTTCAATTTTATTCTTTAACTTTTGCCTGCCTGAGTAATCCGTTGTCTCTTTGCTCATTCTTCGATTATGTTTAACTTCTCCGTTATAATTAGCCCATTGTTTATATTCTTTACAGTGGCCGTGACAGCCGAGAGCTCTCCCTTTCGATTTGGTCCAACCCTCTTGGCTTACGGCTTTCTTCTTTTTCTGTATACATTTATAGCAAGGATTCTGTTTCATTAGATATCCAATCCCTCTTCTTTTGCCTCTTCTTCTATTTTATACACCAGGTCTTCAAGCTCTCGGTATGACTCCTTGAACTGGCCCTCTATTTCAAGCCCTTGCATTACCTTTTCCAGTAGCCCTATCTTATCTTCGACTCTTAAACTTTCTATTGACACCCTGCTATAAGGGTCCTGCAATCTCTCTTCAATGCCGGTCCTATCATGGGCCATTCCTAAATATTCTCTTATCTCACTGAATGCTTTCTCCGGCTCTAAACTTCTGCCTCCTGATTCTGATACTCGGAATTTAGGCTCCCAATATTCCTCATGATATAGATAATATCTTCTATACACTTTGTGAGGTTTTCCGTCCTCTCTTCTTTCCCATAGAATTATATCCGTTTGACTTGCTCCGATTTCTATATCTATCAAGTCGCTTTCCTCTAATCCCATTATGCTCATGCTTAAATTTACCGCCTCTTTTATTATTCGCTTTTTCTCAGCACTTACTTTTATAACTTCCTTACTCATTTAAATTTCCTCCTCGAACATTCGTCCATTACACCAAGTATATTTATCTGTTGGTTGGTACTCATCCATTACAACTTCATTGTTTAAGTCGCACATTATTCCACCGTCTTCAAGCCCTACTGCATTACTGCAATTCATACAGTTTTTATCTTTTTTATTTTTCGGTTTTCTCTTCTTCATACGGTTTTTCCCTCCGGGTATTTGGTTTGTAGAGGTCTGTAATCTACATCCATTGAATTACTGCTTTTACCACACTGAGAACATTTCATGTCCGGTATTACGTTTTGATGAAAGTTCGCGTCGTCATATCCTGATTTATTCTTTTCAATATGTCCACATGCTTGACATTCATAGTCGGCCCAAAAGTCTCTTCGATTCTGTCTTAAAATCTCTTTAATTTTCATTCTGTTTCCTCCTTTGATATTCCTAAATATTCCATCAATTCTGTTAATGTGTTTATTATATCCCGCGCCGTTTCTTCGTGTATATTCGACGCCATCACACAGCCAATCGCGATGTTAAGCGCCTTTTCTAATTTCATTCTGTTTCCTCCTTTAATAATTCCTCATCGATATACTTTAATATATCTTGTATTTGTTCGTGGTGTTCTCAGTATTCCGGGATGGTCGGGCTTGGTATATCATAGCCCCAAACCTTATCCCTGAGTGTTAAGATCTTTGCTCTTACTTCTTCATTCATTGTAACCCTCCTTATATTATTTCCATTTTATAGTTTGCCATTAGCTCGACTATTACCTGAGCCATGTTATCAATGTTACTTGCTAAATATCTTTTACTCATTGATTTCCAATCCTCATCTCTTCCTGGTACTGATACCCAAGTTTCTATTTGGTCGAAATCTCTATTGTATATCGCCTCGGCTTTTCCGTCTTTTGACTCGGCCAATTTTATATGATTTGAATCCGTGCCGTTGACTTTTTTCTCGATTAATTCTTTGTACTTTTGAGATTCTTCTTTTACGATATTCCAGTTATAAACTACGTTGATGAATGTGTTTCCACCGAGTAATATTTCGCCGGTTGCAAAATCTTTTCTGTAATGCTCTTGCTTGTTTGCTACCTCTTCAACTTCTCTTTTACTTACGTTTAAGTCTTTTATTTCGCACCTTATAGCTGAGCCTGAGGTCCTAACTGATACTTGTCTTGACGTTAATCCTAATTCCTCTTTTAATTCTTTTCTTATAAGTTTCGCTTTGTCTTTATTTAGCATTTGTGTTTCCTCCTTGTATTTGTTTTCTTTTCTTATCTTGTATACATAGTATAACATATATATTATAATCCGTCAAGCGTTCAAGTGTTTTTATTCAACTTTTTTTATGTTTTATTTCGGGCCACGTTCAAGATCTTTAGCCTTGGTTTTAAAGGGCCCAGTTTCCCGGGCCGTGTTTTCTATTTTATTCGCTTTAACTTTCCTCGACATTTCCCACACAGGTAATGCTCGGGATTTTTAATTATCTTACTTTTTTTAGTACGCTTTATCTTATAGCCACAGCCTTGACATTCAAGGATATATCTTACTTTCCTAAAATCATCTTCTTTAATTCCCTTTTCGTCACATGAGGTAGTTCTCTTTATATTGTAGTGATAATTCTTATTTACCAGGTCGGCTAATTCTTTCCATTTCGGGCCGTGGTTAAAACATCCTTTTACAGTGTGTAACATTTCATGCAGGACCGTTGTCATGGCCTCATGTCCTTTGTCCTTTACGAGTAGTAATTCGTTGATTTGGATATCATATAAGCCCGGCGCTACTCGGTGGCACTTTCCCCAAACCTGATTTTTAGTCACTTTCATTTGGCCTATTATCTGAGTTTGGATATTTAAGGTTTCCAGGATTTCCTGAGCTCTTCTTTGGTATTTGTCCAATCTTTCTTGTTTGGCTTTAGTAGTCATTACTTTACCTCCTTATCATCGATGAAACTTTGTATTTCATTTACTATATTTGATTTTACCAATCTTACTTTTGAGTCGAGTTCTCTTTTGGTTACATTTTCCATATTGTTTATCATTTCGTTATATTCATTTCTGTAGGGATGAGTATATTTGTTGAAGAGTATTTGACTTACCTTTTCGTATAACTCATCTAAAACTTTATCGATATTGTATGATAGCGCCATGTGATTATTTTTAGCTCTTGCCGATGTCTTAATTTCCCTCTTTGCCATTTTCTTTAGTTCCTTTAATTCTCTTATATCCATTTGTGTTTCCTCCTTGTGTTTCCTCCTTGTGTTTTATATCTCATTTCCTACTTTCTATAATAAGTATAACATATATGTTACATAGTGTCAACCCTTTAACCTAAAAAGTTCTAAAATGTTTCAATAATGCTAATATTCCTTATATATAGGAATTATTTTTTTTATTTTTGAAACCTAAATCTCCTACCAATTTGATTATTTACATTATTTACGATACCTAAGCCCCTGATACGACTACATCCCAGTAAATAACGAACGTGTATACAGTCATTATTTATGATTATTTGATTATTTATAATCCAGGAATAGAGGTCCTCACATCGACAGCCAAACCAAACCAGGTACTCAAAACCTTTCAGATTTCACTATATATAGTGAGTTTGTGCATAAATAAAAACCACGCCCAATTAAGGACGTGGTCCAAGGAGGTATTACCGAACTACCTCTAAAAACCTTATTGCTGATGTTTCAAGTTGTATAAAATCTGAGCTACCTCAGCCCGAGTTATAGGCTCATCAGGCCTGAAAGTTCCGTCTTTATATCCTGTCATTAAACCTTCGTTTGATACCCAATCAACTTCTTCATAATACCATTTATCTTTCGGAACGTCTTTATATTCCATTGTTTCGTCAACTCCTAACACTATATATTTTGTACCGTCTGAATATGTTCCCACATTCATTACTACCGCCGGTGTGTCTAGCGGCCAATATATGTCGTAATTCTCGGCCGTGATTTTTCTATTCTCAGGTACCACGTCAATAGCCCAGTGATTATAACTGACCTTTTGGTCCTGCATGTAGTTTTCACACAAATATTCGCATGTTATTACGGGTTTGTACTGAAATAGGCCCCATACTATCAATGACTCTATTTTTGCCTTTAACGGCATATATAAGTCTCTCTCAATATCCATTAAACTATACTGTTTAACCAAGCCTTTAACTGCGTCAATATGAGCGTGAATTAAATCCGTACCCGTTGAGCCCATTCTGCAAACCTTTTCGCCCTTTTTGATTGTGTCTCCGGGCTGCCAATCAAAGTTGCTGCTGTTATGTAAAATCCTGCAAGTCCATTGTTTAACTTTCTCAGGCTCGGGCTGCGGCTCCGGCTCTTTTTCTAGTAATTCAATTTTTACGTCCTCCGGCAATACCGGCAAACCGTGCCCGAAATGCTCGTCAAATCCTTGTTCTCCGAGGTCCACACAAATTGACTTCATAACCTCATACATTTCGTATTTGTTCACTGTCGGATATTTGCTTAAAACTATTGCGTCAATACCCGCAAATGTCGGCGCGCTAAAACTCGTTCCCTCGCGCTCATAATGAAAGCAAACAAAGTCGAGTTTCTCTCCAACCGCTGAATAGCTTTCGCGGTGGACGCCTCCGGCCCTCATTTCAACAGCCCCGATTGAAAAGCCTATATCCTTAAAGCGGCCCGTTACTCCGTCAAAATCATCATTTCCGGCACTTGAAATCAAAATCGCTCCGCTTTCCGAAAATACTTCTTCGAGTTCCGGGCCGTAGCTGCTGGATTTGCTAACAGTTATAATATCATAACCTTTTAAAAAGTCCGCAAAATCCTCGAGGTCTTCCAGTGTGAAGGTCCGGTCCGCAGTTTCCGCGTTAAAATGATAGAGCTTATCGGCCTTTAAGCCGAATCCTATTTGACACCAATCGACTTTTGCCTCCGGCGCAGTTCTAACTATATTATCAAAAGTTGTTTTGCCGTGGCCCGAATAGCCCTCGAGATTTAAGACTTTAACACCTTGCCCCAAATACCCGGCCCGGTGCCATTCTGCAATATTGTGTTCGTTGTGTGTTTCTTGCTTCATTTTTTCCACCCATTCTGCGTATGTTAAACTTGCCATTTTTCCACCTCTCCGGTAATACTTTTCTTAAAGTTTTCTACAAAAGACACTATCTCCGGCAATAATACAAATCCGAGCAGCGCCTTTGCCAATTCGAGCTGGCCCACATAAATAAATATAGCCATGAGGCCAAATATATACTTCCAGCCCTCGAATTTTTTAACTATGCTTTCTCTCGTTATAGCTCCTTTAATAGGAATATTATTTTTCCAAGCCCTCAAAAGGCCCGATACCACCTCTAAAACTTCAATAACGATTAAAGCAACCACTAGCTCGAGTAACGTTAGCCCTGCGATAAAATTTCCTATGTCAAAATCCATTTTAACACCTCCTTATATCTATACACCTATATCATCTAAACTTTCCTTAAAAGCTAATCAGTGGGCGGGCCAAACGGTAAACTGCAAAGCCGGTCCATAAATTCCTGCATTGCTCCATTTCCGCCCCGCAGCTGATACTGTTCATACATTTTTGCTATATTATCCCTCTCGTCCATGCTGCAATATCCTTTTTCAAGATAATATCTCAAAATCTGATTTAGTCTGTCTCTTAATATTAACATGTCTGTTTTTTTTTGCTGCCTCAGTTCTTCTTTTACAATCTCCATATCCTCGGCAATTTTGTCAATTTTATCGTCTTTTCTCTCGAAATATAATATTATATGTTTTTTAATAAAGTTTATATTCCAAGTTAAAATTGCCACTATCCCACCAAATACAACTACTATCCAATACCGTAATATAAATTCCGTCATTTAACTGCTCCTTTATTCAGACGTTCCCGAACTATCTTTCAACAAAATTATTTTCGACAATATCTTTGTTATATTATCCTCCATTTTCGTTATACGTTCATTTAACATATCCAATTTTTCGCCATCTCTTAGAGGTCTATCTATCTCAACAACTTCAAAAGTTTTGGTATCAGGATAATACTTTAACCTTCTTGCTTTACCTCTTTTCTGTTTTCCTTCCGGCATATCAGGAATGGAATCCACAAGATACCCTTTTTCTAAAACCTCATCACTTAAATCACTCGGTCTATAATGAGTCTGTATAACCTCATTCTTATCATTTAATTTTATAAATATCATTTTATTTCTCCTTTCTAATTATATCTTTCATCAACGAATGCCATTAGTGTTTTATACCCTAATGACTTAACTACACTGGATAATTCATAATCTACTACTTGCCCGCCACTTGCTACATATTTCTTGCTTCCCGAAACAGACATTTGATGTGAAGCCGTTCCTATATCCAAACTGGCAATTTGAGTTCCCGTAGAATCATAAGCATGTATATAATCATAATTAGTACGACAAGTATATATTCTGCCATCTTCAGAAGCCTTAACATAATCTGCATCTGTGCTTGACAATTCTTCCCTTGTGCCTATCGAACTGACTTGCATTTTCCACAAGCCACCAGTACCTAATGCTGCATAAACTTCCGTCCCGTCAGGGGATAAAGTTAATGCTTCAGGGGTTGAAGGTAGATCCCCTCCGTAATAAGTAATATCATCAAAATTTGACTCATATGCTTTTCCCATACCTTCATAAGTACCAACTACAATCCTTGTGTCGTTATCTGTTAAAACAACCCCATACCCTCTGTCAAGCGCTCCGTTATTAACTGAATATATTAAAGAGCCTGACCTACTAAATTTTCTCATATAATCATCTGTGTCAAAATAAACATAACTTCCGTCTGCTCTTATAGCTATTCTATTCATATAACCACTTGCGGTGTCATCGTGCGTCCATTCTTGTGCCCCTGTTTCTATATTATACTTATAAATATAACTGTCATTATAAGAATCGTCCATGAGTGCTAAATAAACTCCGTCGCCATCAGGAGAAACCAACATATCATAAGCCTCGTTACAACTGAGAGTTGCTGACCAAATTATGCCGTCTGCATTCAAACTATATCTCACTAATTCGCTATCTGCTTGATTATAATATATAATATCAGGTGCATAAGCCATACACTCTTTCCAAATTCCACTAACTTTCTTATGAGGCACTATATCCTCTACCCAAGTACCATTAATTTTCCTCCAAACGGATTTGCACTTCTTGTATGTTCCATTTACATTTGTCCAAGTTTGTTTAGCCATTAAATCACCTCCTTAAAGGTGTTGCAAATAAATATCGCCATCTGAGCCACCGCTCGGGTCGCTCGTTCCGTGTGTGATATTTATATTATCTACATTCGACAAACCAACGTCGGCCTTGTCTAATACTACCACTCCGGTATATCCATTAACTGAATTTACATCATTCACTTCTGCTCCCGAATCTATACCGTCCAATTTGTTTTTATCACTTGAAATCATAAAACCGTTCACACTCGTTGTAACTTGTCCGTGTTCGCTTCCAGTTCCTCCGACGTGTGAACTCGGCGCTGCTCCGACTTGCGAATGATTCACACTGTGAGGATTGTCTGTACTTGCTATATGAGAATCTGCCGTCGATTTATTATCGCTTATCTGTTTTTGCAACTTTCCAAGAGCCGATAAAATCGTATCACTTGCCGTGATAACTGCATTTATAGTTTTATCTAAGCCCGTTAAAACTGTTCCTCTCACGCTTGAAAGAAAGTCGCTTATAGTGCTCGACGGTTGTGTTCCTGTGTGATTTGCTCTTGCTAAATAATAAGACGGGCTTTCTCCATTTAAAAAATCTGAATCTATAATAATTCTCGACCTTGTAAATGTTCTATCATTCGTTATATCTCCGTTCGTGATTGTACTATATCCATCACTCAAATATAACTGAGCCAAAGATATTTCCCAAGTTACCGACGTCTGAGTTAAAGCCGGTGCTCCGTCGCCCGGTGTACCTTGTAAAATTGCTATTTCAACCAATCTGTCTGCCGTATCTAACCTTGCAACTACTCGGTCAATTCTTGTACTTCCGCTCGTATTGTCACTCACACCTAAAGTCTTATTAGCATTGTTATAATACATATGTCCTTTAATTAAAACATATCCAGTTTGAACAACAACCTCTTTTGCAGGTGTGTCGGCTTCAATTACTTCGCATTCATTTTCAACTCTCGGCACTACCCCAGTTTCAAATATAGAGTCAAAGTATTCTGCCCAAGTTGTCGCATTATATGTCCTATCTCCGCCACTATCATTAAACGGGAATCCTTGTTCTCCTAAACTACCTGTCGCCATTTCTTCATTCCTCCTTTAATATATACTATCATTAATTTTATTCATACTGCAAATAAATATCTCCATCAGAGCCACCACTTGGATTAGCCGTTCCGGAGGTGATGTTACCATTATGATAAACTTTTCTCCAAGCACCCCATGTTGTATTGCCCGTTCCCGTTCTTATTGCAAAATCCCCATTACTACCCATTGCCATTTGGATTGGGTATCCTCCCGTACCATCGCTCCAAGGTGTATAGGTCATTAAAAAACAATATGTTGAACTTATTATACTATCTACATTAATAACATTGCAATACTTAAATTCAGACTGTACGCTTGCTCTCCCTAAATACCTTGCCCCACTCGACATATATACATCAGGATTATAATTATTATCTCTTGAATCATCTCCATTAATTCCAACTGCCGGGTCATTTTCAGGTAAATATGCATGCCCGTGAACGGCATTAGCAAAAGCACTTGCGTGTTCTCCGTCAACCGTATCTGCATTACCACCATTTGCTGGCATACTACCTAAAGCACTTTTTAGAGTTGCTAATGAAGTAGGTCTTACATAATTATTTGTTCCGCTTCCTGTTTCTACTTGTGTCATTATATGGTTTGGAGAAGTATTATTTGAAGTATATTCTGGTCTCAATAATCTAACAACAATATCTCCACTGGAACTTCTTGTAACTACTGTATTTGCTACATTACTCTCACTTGCATGTTTTCCATCAACGGTGTCTGCATTATCTGCATTCGTTGCATTATCTGCATTCGTTGCATTATCTGCATTGTCAACCGTTCCGTCGTCATTCGAATCATAGTCGGTAATCTTCATTAAAGTGCTCGTATCTGCCGTTTTATTCTGATTAGCGACGTCCTCTTTAATGTCCTTTATCATGTCCGTCGTTCCTCTTTGAGGTGTGCCAAAAGTCAATTTAAGCTCTTTTTCTTCCCCAGTCCTTTTAACTAAAAGCTCCGATACCTGAGTCGTATATATATTTCCACTTAAAACCATAGACACGGTATCTCCAAGAGAAAAGTCCACACCGTATTCGAATAGTGTATTAGTTATTTTAAGAGTTGCGTCAACGTTTTCTGTCCTCTTATGTTTGCTGCTCAATTCCTGAGTTGCTTTATTCTGCAAACCTGACTCGGTTTTTATCCTTGTATCTTTAATATAAGTTTCTCGACGGTCAAAGCCTGAGCTGCTGCCGAACGAGTTTTCAAGTCCGTCGCCCTCTACATAGATATAATTTCTGTAATTACTATCCATTACAATTTCTTTCGAAGTCTGTATGTTCCCAAGTTTATTTGAAAACTGTACCTCATTGCTTCTGTCTACGGGTTTGATAACTCGATAAACTAGGCCGCCGTTTTCGATAACTATTTCGTGCCCGTAATCATCTATACTCAAAACCTTTTCCAAAACTTTGAGCAGCGGGTCTTTTCTTGTAACTATGCTTGTTGCTGTTCCCTCGTTCAAATCTGTGTCTATCGTTAAATTATTGAAATTTCTATCGGTATTTGCCGAACTCACACAGTTATTATCTACAATCGTTTTCGCTAAAGTTTCTGCCGAAGCCGACAATTCAAGCTCGTCTGTTACTCTCCAGTTTAAAATGCTTATTAGGTATGTACCCTCGATTAATAATTGAGCCTGACCGTTGTTAGTCCGTTTTTCTCGCTTATTTATTATCCCGTCAAGCTCGTCTATCTTCACGAAGTTTCCGACCGTTAAATGCTCGGCATTTGTCTTATACGCATTTAATTGCAACCTGAAATGGCCCGGTCCTCTCATTTCTTTTTTATAGTCTAATAGAGCATAATTATTTATAACTCCTTGAAGTTCTATACTCTGATTATAAATCTCTAACATTATTATTCGCCTCCGAACGGTGTCGTGTAATTTCGATACCATTTAATTACTGCTTCGACTGCCGTTGTATCGTCACTTGAAAATTTAATCTCGTTTATTCCTCGCCTGATTCTCATATTCAAATCTGAATGCTCAGGTATTATATATTTGAAAGCTTTTATTTCTGTGCCGTCGGCTTTAGTTATTAAAAGCCTCGGCTCATTATAGCTTGTATCTATTATCGCCGTATCTCCTGTTTCAAGTGTGTAGTTTAGCTTTAAGCTTTCTCCGTATGTCAAGTTTTCCAACATAGGGTTTGTAGCCGGGCCTTTAAATTCAACTATTAAAGATGATGATAAATTTCCGTCGTTGCTTATTTCCACACCGCCCTGTGAAATACTACCGAATGTATATCCGTCTTGAATGCTTACCGGCCATACAAATAAATCTTCCTGAGTTGTTAAAAGTTCCTCTGAGTAATATTTACTTTTCCAAACTGGCTCGGGTAATAAGAACGTCGTCAACATTTTCTGATAGTATTTTATCGACTCGTCGGGCTTATCTTTAAGCGTCGGCGAACTTCTTAAAAATGCTCGCATGACCTTTATCTCACTAAATTTGTTTTCGTCCTCGTATTCCAGTGTGAACGGTGTTAAATCATCTGTATTATGATACTCGGGCTCGAATAGATTAGAAATCTGCTTCAATCTCTTTTTGAGGTCCGAATATGAGTTAGATAATATCGCTAATTCTATCGGCTGTATTTTGCTTTGCATGGATTTGCTAACCACCGACACACCTCTTTGCAGGAATCCTTTTTCTGTTTTTAGTGAATATTCTATATTTCCAAAATCGTTACGACTTATTAATCTGAAAGGTTTCCCGCCTGATTCGAATATTATTTTATCTCCATAAGGATTTTTAATCGTTAATTTGCTCACGTTCCACCTCCTACGTTCCTAATTCAAAGCTCCAACGTGCATTGTTCTCGTCAAATATATTTCTCATCTCGTCTTCATCAACTGTCGTTTTTGCATTTATCGTATTATTAATAGTAAAGTTGCCACTGTTCATCATTCCCGACGCTGTTCCAACATCGACGTCGTGCTCTTTTGCGAAAGCATTAATTGCGTCTTTGCCGTATTTATCCTCGGCTACGTCTTTTGAATACGTTGGAGCTGAGCCGTAACCTGTTCCGGTCCTAAAGTTCCCTCCTGAAAGCCTTGGGTCTTCCTGCATTTCTCCGGTTTCCTTTTTCCAAAACTGGACCTGCTCTTTAAGCCAACCGATACTATCGTCTATCCATCCTTTAATCTTTTCCCAAATCGCTTTCAATCCTTCCCAAAGGCCCTCCATCATGGCCTTTCCGGTGTCTTTTAGGATGTCGACGCCCATTCTCCAAGCTTTATCAAAGTTTTCAAGTAGCGTCGGTACGGTATCTACAATTGTATCCCAAATTCTTTTAACTATGCTAAAAATCTCTTCCCAAAATGTTTCCCAGTCTCCACTTAATAATGCTGTGAAAGCCTGGATGATATCATTTACAATATCCAGGGCCGTTTTAATAACTGTTTTTATAACTTCGAAAGTAGTTTTAACTACCGTTATTATTGTATCTCCGTGCTTTTTCCAAATGTCTTGAATCACGCCCCAAACTACGGCAAACAATTCCTTTAAAGAAGTCATTATCTTATCGACTCTCATAAAAATCATAGTCATAAACTTACTTACATTCTGCCAAATAGCATTAAACTTATCTCGAGTGGTCGTTACAATACTGTCTCCATACTCGGTCCAAAATGCTTTAAAGTCTGCTATAAATTGTAATATAAAATCTTTTATATTAGTGAATATCTGTATTGCTTTATCTCTTACATTTTGAAAAGCTGTCGTTACTATTTCCCTGAAGACTTCGCTCGTCCTCCAAAGCTCGGCTAATGATAAAGCTACTAAAGATAAAGTCGCTATTACTAAGCCCATCGGCGAAAGCATAAATCCAAACATGGCCGTCAATTTTCCGACGATTAATATTACCGGGCCGATAGCTCCGGCTACTGCCATAATTTTCATTATTAAAGTTTGAGCTTCAGGAGATAAGTTTTTAAACCTCTCGGTCAAAGCTCGCATTTTATCTATAATATTGTTTAATCCTGGTAGTAATCGGGCCCCGTATACTTGGGCCATGTCTATTACCTCGGATTTTAAAAGTAGTAATTTAGTTTTCGCGTCCAGGTTTTCCTCGGTGTACGCGCTCAATGCGTCACCGGATTGTTTATAAATCTCATCGAGTAATATTTGAGCCTCCATCGCTTTAGTTATTTCTTCTTTTGTATCGGCCATCCCACTTTTAAGAGCTATCTCTTGGATGGTCGTCTTATCCAG